TCAGGTGGACACGAGCACCAGGTCGGGAAAGTCGTCTTGCCAGCCTGGCCACGCATCCTGCAGGTGCGCGTGCATGCCGGCCCGGTCTTGCGCCTGCTCAAACGTGTCCGCGCTGGCCAGCAGAAAATGGGCGATGGCGCGCAGGGTGGCCGGGTCGGCCTGTATCGTCACGTCGGAGCAGGGCAGGGGACGTTCGGCGGCCTCGTCCTGCAGATAGCAGTGCAACGATAAATGTGTGCTCATGGATGTCGGTTGTTGATATAGGCGCCCAGCATGGCGTGGGTGTTCAGTGCCGCGCGGGCGGCGTCCAGTTCTTCGGCAGGCAGGTACCAGAAGGTCAAGCCGGCATGGTCTTCGCAGTGGCCATACGCGTGCATCGCGTCGCGCAGCGCTTGCCGGCGCTCGGGCGGCAGCGCATCGAGTCTGGTTTGCGTGAAACCGTTGATGGGATATACATCGCGCAGGTGCGAATCTAGCAGCCCGCGCCGCTTGATGGCAGCCCAGTTATTTGCGGGGCAAGGAGTGCCAAAGGTCATCGGATGGGCCTCATCGATCTGCCGGTAGCCGAGTGCGTAGCCGGTGCCATAGCCCTGCGTTTCAGCGTAGCAGTACACATATTCGCAATGCTCAAACAGGCCGGGTATGGCCCGGGCACCGTCGAACAACGGCATCAGCGCAAGCTTGCTGGCGCGTATGGACAGAACCAGCTCCGAGCCCGATGAATACATGGCCTGCGCGTCGCAGTTGACGGCCTCGTCAGCTTCGTCGGGCGGCACGAGACGCGGCGAAAGCAGTCCGATGCCGTCGGTCTCTGGCGCGAACAGCATCTTCTCGTAATTTCGCTGTGAGTACTTGACGATCTTGCCGCGCTTGTTGCCGTAGCGCTCGACGGGTTCGCCGATGTGTGCGAACCAGGCGAACAGCTGGGCGCTGGCCGCGGCGGCAATGAAGGGGGTATTTTTCTTGAGTTCGCCTACCAGAAAGTGATATTGGTCCATGTGTCGCCAGGGTGAATGGGGAGCGCGCATGATGCCATGCGTGAAATCCTGTGGCTAGCGCGCACGCGGGGAATCGTGCTGGCCACGATGTGAGGTGGACGTGCGGCAAGCAATGCGGGACGGCAGGGCAGGAAAAAAGCACGACAGGACGGCGCAATGGCCGGGTTGAAGCGTATGATGGAAGCACGGATGTGGTTGCCGCAAGGCAGTGCGACCGGCATGGGAACGCCGTGCCGGCGGGATGTCTTGCCGGATTTTTCGTGGTTTTGGCAGCACTTTGGCAGCACCAACGACGAGGAGACATCATGGACAAACCCGAATTCATCCTGGCCGCCAAGGCCATGGAAACCCTTGAGATGTATCAAACGTTTTACGGTAACTCCAGCGAATACCAGGCACACCAGCAGGAAGTCCTGAAACTGCTGCGCCACAAGGGCGCCTCCCTGCTGGTGTCCGACCATGGCCCGGCCAAGTTCTTGCTGGCATTTGCCGATGCGCTGGAAGCGGCGGGGCAGCCGGGCGAGTATGTGCCGTTGAGCAGGCGGTAGGAGGCAGAGGCTGGCGCTGTTTGACGGCGCCAGAGAGCGGCGACCTGACAAATCGCTCCCGCAATGCTTTTGCCGCTGCGCAGGTTAAAACCGAAGTGGCACACGTACCCGTCTCGATCGAGGCTGCAGGAGATATTCTCCTTGTTTCGCTCACGATAGCCTTTATCCAGGCTGCAGCCGGGAGCCATGAAGGGCTGCTTCGGGGGATTGGGCGGAGCCAATTAGCGCTCTGAATCGCCTCCTGTAGCTTGAGACCGCGATTCTCAGCGCGGGAATTTATACCGTACCAGCAGCGAAGGTCCTTTGCCGCCTGGGGGAGTCAGCAGTATCTCGTCACCCGGCTTCATCTCCTCATACATCACCGTGCAACAGGTCGGCATCGAGTGGCCGCGCGCGGGATAAATGCCTACGTCAGTGTGCAGGGCCGCAGCGCGTACGTCCACGCTGGTCTTGCCCGCCTTTTCTTCTTCTTGCAGCAGCTTGCGCAGTGCGGTGACGAAGTCCCCTTTGCTGAGTCTTGCAGGTGCCTGGGTGGTTTGCGGGCGAGCGGTTGTGTCGTTTTTCATGGCGGTTTTCTTCAGTGTATACATTCCGCCACTATATCATTGGGTCCTAATGTTGCAGTCAGCCTAGCGAGGGTCAGGTCTGCCATTCGGACACGGCCTGAACGGCTGATGTTGTCGTTTGGAAAAACCGCCTGCGGCGCAAAACCTAGTCAGAGGAATCGGAGAGGGTTGCGCTTGCAAGCAAAATCCTCGCGTCCGTACCGGATGTGGGTGCGCTGCCCGCGTTCTGCATACATGGAATAAATTAAAAAGGGCCTCCCCGCCAAAACAGGGAAGCCCTTTTTATTTATTCGGTGGTGGAGACGGCGGGAATCGAACCTACCGTAAACTGAGAATTTTTAGGCATCTTGAAGGTTTTGCTGGCAAAATGCAGACAATCAACCTGCCAATTGCGGTAGCCGGTTTCGGCCATACGTCGATCACGCGCCCGTAACGCTGAGAGATCATGCCAAAATTTTAAGATTGCCCGGTGTGCGGCTATGCGCAGCTCGCGATACATGACATTTTCAGTGAAAAATAAGTTGCCTGTATTGCATCTATTTGTGTTCGTCGCTACGGACGTAAAAAAGCCGGGAAATCCCGGCTTTAGTTGAACCACGATGTATAGCGTGTCAGAGAACCCATGAAAGGTAGGCAACCACCAATGCTGCGGCCACAGAAACGACGCCCATCATGCCCGAAAGGATCTTTCCAGCGCGCACGCGCATAGCTACATCCGTTTCTAACTTTGCGATTAAGCTGCTCATTTTGTTTCCTTTAAGCAATTTTTCCCGCCACTTTTGGCGTTAGTGTTAGCGAGACACTTTTCAATGCGATCAATTATAGCCTGTTTGTCCGCTACCGTCTTCTTCTGTGCTTCTACTTTGATTTTTTCGTTTGCTGCCTCTTGGTCAGTCAGCGTTGCGTGAGTAGCGGAGTAGGTCACGCTCACAAGTATCAATGCTGCGAGTGACATAACAAAAATGCGTTTGTCAGGAATATGGGGATTCGGAGGAGTGTACCCTGCCGGAAGGTCGAGGGAGTTGAGACCGACGGCAACCACCGATATCACAATCAAAAAGATGTGAAGGCCGAAGGCGATCCATATAAAGTCTTTCCCAACTGCGACAGTTGAGACGCCCAGAAGAGCGATGAGGTCAGAGCACGTAGCAGCAGCCATGCCCATCACAGCCCATAAGAGCTCTCCCTTACCAATTGATTTGATTACATTGTTAGATGCTAGCGGCGCCGTCGAGCGGGGAAATCCAAAAGCCCAAAGAAAGAATACTGGACTGGCCACAGGGATAAGGATATTGATCGCCCACCAGCCAAAGGTTGGCAACCATTTAATATTCGTAAATTCCAAGATAACTTTCGGCAACTATGATGTGAAACCCATATCATGCGTGGCACCTTACGCATTGTCAAATGCGCATTTGTCCAACTTAAGATTACGCCGAAGAGGCCATAGTTGTGATAAATACTATGACCAAGCAGGCGCATCGTCTGAACGGATGCGGCGTCCCTGGCGCCATCACTGACTGGTCGTACATAACAGAGCGCCGTCTGTATCCGAGAAGTGGATGATTGCCAGGTGTGCTGTGGGGCGTTTTCGACACATCAGTCGAGATAGGCAATGATGAGTGAAGCTCTATCTACAGGGCTAATTGGTTAAATGCCGAAAACACTTTCTGCTTTTGAACCCGCAGTCTGATCTGCATCCGGCATCCATCTTCCATACACCCTTGCAATCATCGTTCAGTCCGCATGCCCCATCTGTTTTGCAACCCACATAGGGTGCTCACCGGCTGAAAGCATCATGCTGGCATAGGTATGCCGCGTCTGATATGGGTTGCGATACCGCACCCCAGCGTTTTGCAGGACGCCAGTCCATAGTGTCTTACGGATTGGCTGGCCACCATGGAAAATCCCCTGATCGTGCGCACCATCGACGCCATCCTGCGTGCCGAAGGCGGCTACGTGAACGACCCGGCCGACAAAGGCGGCGAAACCAACTTCGGCATCACTGTGGCCGTGGCGCGCGCTAACGGCTACACGGGGCCGATGCGCGACCTGCCCGAGGCCTTGGCACGCGCCATCTACACGGTGCGCTACATCACGGAACCGAAGTTCGACCAAGTGCTGGCCATCCATGCCGGCATCGGCGCCGAAGTGATCGACACGGGCGTGAACATGGGGCCACACCGCGCGGCCGAGTTCCTGCAGCGCTGGCTGAACGGTTTCAACGACACGGGCGCGCGCTACCCCGCCCTGTTCGTCGACGGCCGCCTGGGCGCGCAGTCGCTGGGCGCCCTTAGTACCTTCCTGACATGGTGCCGCCGTGCTGCTGCGCGCCTTGAATGGCCTGCAGGCGGCGCGCTACCTGGACATCACCGAGGCCAACAAGAGCCAGCGCCATTTTCTGTGCGGCTGGATCAAGGAACGGGTGGCCATGTGACCGCGACCACCTGGCGCCCGCTGGTCGCCATTCTCCTGTGCGGCGCCCTGGCGGGCTGGACGGCGCAGGGCTGGCGCAAGGACGCCAGCATCGCCGTGCTGCAGCGGGCGGCGACTATCCAAACAGCCACCGCCGCCACCGAGCTGGCCCGGGCCACCACACGCGTGCTCACCCTGGAGCGCGCCGCCGGCGCTGCCCTGGCGCATCGCGCCGACCACTTCACCCAGGAGCAAACCCATGCGAAAACAGAGCGTGATCGTTTTAACGATGACGTGCGCAGCGGCGCTGTGCGCCTGTCAATCCCCGTCGCCAGCGGCCAGTGCGCCGCAATTACAGATCCCACCACTACCGCAGGCCATCGGATTGAAGCGCGCGCCGAACTTGACCCAGCGACTGCGGCAGCTCTTGACGCCATTGCCGGCGACGGCGACGACGCCATCCGGAAACTGAACGCCTGCATCAACGCCTACAATACCGTGCGAGACACCTACCATGTACAAACCGAATAGCCTGCGCCAGCACCTGGCCGCCGCCATCCCCGACCTGCAGCGCGACCCCGACCGCCTGCTGGTCTTCGCCGACGAGGGCAACGTGGCGGCGTCGGCCACCGCCTCCCTCTCCTTCGAATACCGCTTCAAGCTCAACCTGATCGTGACCGACTACGCGGGCGACGCCGACGCCATCATGGTGGCCCTGATCGCCTGGCTGAAAGTCCACCAGCTCGACCTGATGGCCAACGAAGAAACCCGCAAGCACGGCATCGCCTTCGAGGTGGACTTCAACAACCATGAAACGGTGGATATTTCCATCAAGCTGGACCTGACCGAACGCGTGGCCGTCAAGACCGGCGAGGCGGGCCGCCTCGACATCAAGCACCTGGCCGAGATACAGCATATGCCAGCCTATGCGGACGAGTTCTGGAAGCTATATGCCGGCGAGACCCTATTGGCCGAATGGCGCACACCAGAGGCCACGCCATGAGCGACGACCTGCATGCGCTGGAAACCTGGGCCGGCGCCCTGCTGGCCAAGCTGCAGCCGGCCCAGCGCCGCGCCATCAATCACAAGGTGGCCATCGACCTGCGCCGCAGCCAGGCACAGCGCATCAAGGCACAGCAGGGACCGGATGGCACGGCCTACCCCGCGCGCAAGCGGCGCAAGGAATTCAAGGAAAAGAATGGCCGCATTAAACGGCAGAAGGCGGCGATGTTCGCCAAGATTCGTACGGCCAAACATTTGAAGGTGAAGGCGACCGGCGACCAGATCGAGGTCGGGTTCTTTGGGTGGGTGGCGCGCGTGGCGCGGGTGCATCAGTTTGGCCAACAAGACCGCGTGTCAAAGAATGGGCACATATACAAGTACCCGGAGCGGCCGCTGTTGGGAATGAGAAACGCGGATCGGACATCGATCCGCGAATCCTTGCTCGGTTCGTAAAATAATGAATCGTGATTCAACTCTTAATGATATTAGTTGCCAAATGAGTTAGAGTGCGAGATACACTGATTAGTATCCATAACGGGCCAGAATACAAGTCGGCGCTCAGTTAAACAAGATTTTTCTACTTTTCCCATTCGTCATTAAATCCATTCATACTTGGAGCAACAATGCGTCATCTTCTTTCTGCCACTCTTCTTGTCTTTCCGCTCTTAGTCAATGCACAAGACCCAGCTGATGCAACCAAGGCACAGCCAGCAACGAAGCTAGAGTCATTTTCAGCGCGGACTGGTATTGTCATCGTAAAAGGCTACTCGACTATAGGCGTCGTCAATGGTCTGGGGCGTGTGTCGATCGATGTTCGAGAGTTCCGGGACGCAAGCAATCCTAAATCAGCCCAGTACGGTGTTTCATTCGAAGTCAAGGAGTCTGGGAGACTTGAGCGTGAAAACACTTCATTCATCGACGAGGATGAAATCGACTCACTTATTCGCGGCTTGGATTACATCAGTAAGATTGAACGCAACGTCACCACACTAGGTAACTTTGAAGCCCAATACAAAACGAAAGGTGACTTGTCTATGACCGTTTTTTCCGGAAGTGGTGGAGAGATAAGTCTTGCAGTATCGAGTGGTCGAATTGGGAAGGCCTCGGCATACCTCAAGCTTGCCGATGCTGAAAAGATTCGTACTTTTCTAAGCGAAGCAAAATCAGTCATTTCAAAAGCGAAGGCGGCTGGGAAATAGATCCTTGTCAGCCTGTTATTCTAAATTTCGATCTGTGGCAACAGTTAAACTCTGACTTAGTCTCCAAAAGGAAGTCTAATGTGGAGTGACTTATATTTTTCATAGTCAATAAACCGCATATCAACCCGCCCCCGCGTGCATCCGCACGCGGACTTCGGCAACATGCACTGCATGAACGCCGACCAGTCCGACCTGCTCCGCTTGCTGCAAAACCTGATCCGCCTGGGCACCATCGCCGAGGTCAAAGGGGCCAAGGCGCGCGTGCGGCTCGGGCCGACACTCACCACCGAATGGCTGAAATGGGCCACCCGGCGCGCCGGTGGCACGCGCACCTGGTCGGCACCCACCGTCGGCGAACAAGTGATCGTCTTTTCCCCTGGCGGCGACCTGACGCGCGGCATCATCCTGCCCGCTCTGTACTCGCAGGCGTTTGACGCACCCGAGTCCAGCCCGACCATCCACACCACGCATTACCCTGATGGCGCCGTGCTGCAGTACGACCATGCGGCCCACGCCCTGACGGCCACCAGCGCACGCGCCTATGGCGACCAGCAACTGGCCAAGCACTTGGCTGCTGCCGATCCGCATTCGCAATACAGTAAAAAAGAAGTGGCAACACTGCCGAAGTTCAACGAGTCGCGCCAGCTGGCCAACACCGAGTTTGTGCAGCAGGCACAAGGGAGCATGGTGAAATACGTTGGCGTGAATGCCGACGGGCGAGGTGTTAAAGCTGCATCGGAAAGCAGCATCGAAATCACCTTCATGTATCGCGGCACCAGGTGCAGGGAAAGGATCGCGCTCAAGCCCACCTCCGCTAATCTGAAACGGGCCGAGAACCACCGGGCGGCGATCCTGCATGCCATCGCCACCAACAGCTTTGACTACACGGCCAATCACGTCGCCGTAGGCCTTGAATTGGCTGTCGGGCAGGATGCCGCGGATGTGCTCGAGCCAGATGCGCGCGCCGTAGGTTTTCGGGTTGTAGCTGGCGGCCAGCTGCTCGATGGTGGCGCGGTCGATGTTGCGGCCGTCCGTGGTGGCGCCTTCGGTGGCGACGCGGAAGAATTGGGATTTAGCCATGGTGGTGGGTCTCGGTTGATCGGATAACGCCATGGTCAACGTCTTGGCCCGGCGATTCAATGCGGGGCGGGTTGCTATGGGCTATAGCGACTTTTGCCTTTCCCCGTTCCGCGCGCGCGCGGCCTACGCTGGCGGCATGCTGACAATCGAGAAAACAAGCGAACAAACGGCGGACGAAAAAATCGCCGAACTGGCCGTGCCCGAATCCGAGCCACGACGCGCCGCGCGCGCCTTGTACTGGAAGGGCTGGCGCATTTCGTCCATCGCCCGCCACTTGGGGATCAAGCGCAGCACGATCAATAGCTGGAAGGCACGCGACGAATGGGACAAGGCGCAGGCCATCGAGCACGTGGAAGCGGCGGCCGAACTGCGCCTGGTGAAGCTGATCGAAAAAGAGGTCAAGAGCGGCAGCGACTACAAGGAAATCGATCTGCTGATGCGCGCAATCGTGCAGGCGGCGCGCGTGCGCCGCTACGAGCAGCCGGGCGGCAACGAAGTGGATCTCAACCCGAAGCTGGCGAACCGCAATGCCGGCCCAAAGAAGAAGCCGACGCGCAACGATTTCAGCGAAGAACAGAAAATCCAGCTGCTCGACGCCTTCCAGGACTCGCTCTTCGATTATCAAAAGGTCTGGTATCGCAACGGCGACCAGCGCACGCGCGCCATCCTCAAGTCGCGCCAGATCGGCGCCACGTGGTACTTCGCGCGCGAGGCGCTGGCCGACGCCATGGAAACGGGCCGCAACCAGATTTTCCTGTCCGCGTCGAAGTCGCAAGCCCACGTCTTCAAGCAATACATCGTGCAATTCGCCCGCGAGGCGGCCGGCATCGACCTGACGGGCGACCCTATCGTGCTGCCGAACGGCGCCCACCTGTATTTCCTGGGCACCAATGCGCGCACGGCGCAGGGCTACCACGGCAATTTTTATTTCGATGAATTTTTCTGGACGCAGAATTTCCAGGAGTTGAACAAGGTGGCCTCGGGCATGGCCATCCACAAAAAATGGCGCAAGACGTATTTCTCCACGCCATCATCGACCACGCACCAAGCCTACCCATTCTGGACAGGCGAGCTGTTCAACAAGCGCCGCGCCAAGGCCGAGCAATTCAACATCGATGTCAGCCACCAGCGCCTGGCGTCCGGCTACACGGGCGAAGACAAGATATGGCGCCAGATCGTCACCATCCTCGACGCCGAGCGCGGCGGCTGCAACCTGTTCGACATCGACGAGCTGCGCAACTTCGAATACAGCCCCGACCAGTTTGAAAACCTGTTGATGTGCAACTTTATCGACGACTCGGCCAGCGTCTTTCCCTTGAACGAGCTGCAGCGCTGCATGGTCGATTCCTGGGTGGAATGGGAAGACTACAAGCCACTGCTGGGCTTGCGCCCCTTCGGCAACCGGCCCGTGTGGATTGGCTACGACCCGGCCTTGAACGGCGACAGCGCCGGCTGCGTTGTGCTGGCGCCGCCCATGACGGCCGGCGGCAAGTTCCGCATCCTCGAGCGCCACCAGTGGCGAGGCCAGGATTTCAAGGACCATGCCGAGGCCATCCGCCAGATGACCCAGCGCTACAACGTCGAATACATCGGCATCGACACGACTGGCATGGGCATCGGCGTGCTGCCTATCGTGCGCGGCTTCTTCCCGGCCGTCACGGCCATCAACTATTCGCCGGAAGTCAAGACGCGCATGGTGCTGAAAGCCAAAAACATTATCAGCAAGGGCCGGCTGGAATTTGACGCCGGCTGGATCGACATCGCGCAATCGTTCATGGCAATCCGCAAGACCCTCACGCCCAGCGGGCGGCACGTCACCTACGTGGCCGGGCGTAGCGATGAGACGGGCCACGCCGACCTGGCATGGGCCTGCATGCACGCGCTCGATCACGAACCATTCGAAGGCAGTACCGACAACAACCAATCCATCATGGAGATTTACTCTTGAGCAAAGCACGACATCAGCGCGCCCGCGCGCGCTCCGCACCAGGCCCTACCACGGCGCCGCCGCCGGAGGCCGCCGGCATCCAGGCGTTTTCCTTCGGCGACCCCACGCCCGTGCTCGAGCACGGCGATATTCTCGACTGCTTCGAATGCTGGAAGAACGGCGAGTGGTACGAGCCGCCCATCAACCTGGCCGGCCTGGCCAAGTCCTTCAATGCCGGCGTGCACCATTCCAGCGCCATCCACTTCAAGGCCAACGTGCTGGCATCCACGCTGATGCCCAGTAAATACCTGTCGCGCGACGCCTTCAAACGCCTGGCGCTCGACTTCCTGACGTTTGGCAACTGCTATCTGGAAGACCGGCCCAGCCGTAGCGGGCGCCCGTTGACGTACGCGCATGCGCTGGCCAAGTACATGCGGCGCGGCATCGACTGGGACACGTATTTCTTCGTCACCAATCACGGCACGGCGCATCAGTTCGAAAAGGGGGGCGTGTTCCACCTGATGGAACCAGACGTCAACCAGGAGCTGTACGGCGTGCCGCAATACCTGAGCGCGCTGCAGTCGGCCTGGCTCAACGAGGCGGCCACCTTGTTCCGCCGCAAGTACTACAAGAACGGCAGTCATGCCGGTTTCGTCTTCTACATGACGGATGCGGCCGCCAACACCCAGGACGTGGACAACCTGCGTCAGGCCATGCGCGATAGCAAGGGGCCAGGCAACTTCCGCAACCTGTTCATGTATGCGCCGAACGGCAAGAAGGACGGCATCCAGATTCTGCCCGTGTCGGACGTGGCCGCCAAGGACGAGTTTTTCAACATCAAGAGCGTGACGCGCGACGACCAGCTGGCTGCCCACCGCGTGCCGCCCCAGTTGATGGGCATCCTGCCGAATAATGCCGGCGGCTTCGGCGCCGTGGAACCGGCCGCGCGCGTCTTCGCCCGCAACGAGCTGGTGCCGCTGCAGTCGCAGTTCATGGCGATCAACGAGTGGGCGGGCGTGGAAGTGGTGAAGTTCGCCCCGTATGAGCTGGCCAAGGCGGAGGGCGCGCAATGAGCGATCACGTCGACAACACGGACAAAATCATCTTCGCCGAAGTGGCGCGCGGCCTGGCCGCTGTCCGCGGACGGCCCGCCCTGGTGGCGCACGGCGCCTGCCACTACTGTGACGAGCCGCTGGCGCCCGGCCTGCCGTTCTGCAACGTGGACTGCCGCGACGATTACGAGAAGGAGCAAGCGGCGAAGGCTCGCGCCGGCCGCCCAGGATGACCGGACGCCGCGCTAGCCGGCAGAGCCGGGCCGTGACGGCCCAGCCGCGCCAACGCGCCCCAGGCCCCCCACAGGCCGCCCACGAGGCGGCTTTTTCACGTCCCGACGATTGATGTTGCTCTAGAAGCAAGGAAAAAGCCCATTTCGGCCCGGCGCGCGCAGTTGTCCCCCCTCCACACCTGCCCGCTATATAGGGGTCTTTTGACTCAAATTTGCATCATGGCCGCAGTTGCATAAGGACTGATGCTATGTGGTAAAAAAGCCGTATCAATTTTGACGCGTTTTGACGCACTTTTGAGTCGTTTTCTTATCAATGTCTTCCTAGGCTAGGAAGGGGAGTTTAAAGCGCTGCTACTGGCTTTTCCTGGCTCGCGATCAGCGATTAAGTGATTGCGGTTCGTCACTAAGTTTTCAACAGACTTTAAGTTTCTGAGGGTCTGCTTCCGCTTTACACCAGCCGGTCATTCCCTTGAAATTTTTCGTAAAGCATTGCTAACTGTTGCTTGTGTAAATCCAATTCTGCGAGCAATCTCGGACTGAGAAAATCCATCCTGCTTCAATTTTTTTATCAGGGTGTCCCGTTCAGCCCTATCCATCGTGTTCGGATCGAATGCGGTCATCTCAATGAATCCGCCGTCTAGTCGCTTTCTAATGACTTCCACGGTACCACTACCGTTCCCGCGATTGATCGTCACGATCAAAAAACCTTCCGCGTATTCGATGCTAAATTTATCGTAACGCTTAACCTTTTGGACACCAAGGTTCATGAACAGCGCCTGAATTGGTGAAGGAGTCTTTTGAACAACATTATCGTTTGGCATGAGTTTTCCTTTGATGTGAAAACTCAGTTTACATCGTTTTCTATGTAAATTGGTTGCCGCGCAAAAAAAATTTTCTACTAAACCATGCGAACGGCGGCATCCCCATATCGCCGCGCACTTTTGGCTGCATGGGAAGCAGGTAGTCGCCCTATACCTTATCCAGCCTTGGGCACACTGGAAAGAATAAGTGGATAGCCAGCCCTGAGGGGGGCGAAGTGCAGTTAATGGTTTGTGTGCAGTTAAGGATGCCTCGTCCTTCACGACACGGTCCAGCATTGGCCGGGCAGCCGTATGGCTGAGGAGCAATTGAGCGTCGGACCTCAGTTGCTGCTCTTCACCAAACCATCACGGCTGATCCACACTCCGTCGCAGAGATAGGCGTCCTCGCCGTCCTCACCAGCAGTTGCTTCGTATATATGGAGCATCTCATCGCGTTTCGACTGCTTCAAATATGGTGCTATTTTCGGCTCCGACAGCTCTGCGGTCTTGCCTGCGCGCCGCGTTAGATCGACATGACGGACCCATTTAAGACCGTCAGTGTCATCGATGGTGTAGGTGACCTCGCTCAGACAATTTAGAACCTTCGAGCGGCATTTCCAGCGCTGCCATGTCACTTCAGTGATAACGCCGTCTATGTAGGTGGCATTAAGGCTATCGGCGTGCAGCAGCACTTCGACCTGGTCGTTCGCGCCGAGGTCCTCTCTTGGGCAAAGCATTGGATACGGTTTTCCGTTTTGGGAGAGTCGGACGTATGCGATGCGTTTCAGCGGTGTTTTTGACATATGTGATCGTAAAGTATTTCAGTTAGAAATGGGTTTCTTGCAATATTGGGATTATCACACACCTCCTTCTGCCGGAATCGATCAGCGGGTTCCCAATGCATCAGCCCGTGTCCGAATGGCAGACCTGACCCTCGCGCCTCGCAAGAAAGCTTTCGCAATCTCCCTCCTTCTGACCAAGTAAGCATCTTAGTGGTGTATAGTTGTGTTTTTTGCTAGAAAGTGAATATGGCCTGGATAACTCCAAAATACACTGTCCAGCAGGTCAATGCGGCTGGCAAAATGCTGGTTCTATGTGAAGAAGATGACTACTTTCACAATCATATTGACGAGTATTTGGAGGCGTTGGAGGCTATTAATAACTTTAGGGCGTCACATGCTTTTCCGCTCAATACGTTGCAGATCAATCTCCGTTCGGTGGCCCGCCGGTTTGGTGGGGATGCGCTAATAGCACAGCGGATCAAGCGTATGGCTTCCATCAGTCAAAAGCTTGTCGTCAGGTCGACGATGAAGCTGTCGCAGATGCAGGACCTCGGTGGCTGTAGGGCGATTGTTCATAACATAGCAACTGTTAAGCGCATTGAGGATTACTACTTGAGCACAAGTGGCATTAAGCACTCTCTGGCGTCGCACGATGACTATATTTTGTGCCCAAAGGCATCGGGTTACCGTGGTATTCATTTGATCTATCGTTACTATTCCGATAAGAATGAGGACTACAACGGGATGAAGATCGAACTACAGGTTCGTTCTCGTTATCAGCATGCTTGGGCAACCGCTGTTGAGACTGTCGGAATGTTCTCGGGGCAGGCGCTGAAGTCAAGTCTTGGAAGTGCCGAGTGGCAGCGTTTTTTTTCGCTGATGGGGTCCGCGATTGCACTTCGTGAGGGTGGGCAAATTGTTCCAGGTACACCCGCTGACCGGACTGAGTTGATTGCTGAGTTATCTTACCTTGCTGGTCATTTGCAGGTGGAAAGTCGCCTTACTGAGTTCAATCGAGCGGTGCATGCAATGTCGAACGGTGATGATATTAATGCCTTTTATTATTTACTTCAGCTCGATCCAGAGCGTGGGACCTTGATGGTCACTGGTTACGCTGAGAAGCAGAAAGATGCTGCGTCCGTGGCTTATATGGAAGCTGAGGAGCGAGGCAAAACTAAGCCTGGAAACGACGCTGTGCTTGTCTCGGTTGAGTCTGTGGGGTCTCTGGCGAAGGCGTATCCGAACTACTTTGCCGACACCCGTGTGTTCCTGTCGCTACTTAGGCAGTCACTTAGCGGAAAGACGCGCGGTATCAAAGTCGCTGATGTTAAGCTTCAGCAATTTTCGCTGTTTGGTGATTAGACTTGGTTTGTTCGTTTGCTGGCAGGATTGACTGGGCCAGATCGACCTGCCCTCTGTAGTGGTTTAATGTACCCGGACACTGATTTAGGCGAGAATGCTCGCCATGGAGAGGTGTTTGATGAGCAAGCAAAGACGCACGTTTTCCCCTGAGTTCAAACAGCAGGCAGCATGCCTGGTGCTG